GAGATTTGATCTCGATTACGTTTTAGATTTTCGAATGACATATATTTTGTATCCTTTGTATGTACTGAAATATTAACTGAATTATTATACCATATTTTTACTGCTTTGTAAATAGGTAATATTATATATTACTTTTTTAATCTGCAAAAGCACTGTCTAAAGTATTACCCTGTGGCAAAAAGTTTAAGGCCATTGCCTCTGCCTCGACCTTGTCCTTAATGACTGGAGATATAAACTTCTTCACGTCTTCTGGTTCAATGTCATTTTTATCACATACATGCAATATTGCATCCATATATGAAATTCTTAATTCGCTTACTGTGGTTTCAATCAATTTGGCGAATTTACTTTTAGTTAGAAATTGACTTTCAATTGTCATCTTCAACGCTCCATTTAATATCATATCCACCTTTACGATCTGTCACCCAATCTTCATCTTCTTCATCATGACCATATTGGTACATTAGATCAGTTGCTTCATCGTGTCGAGGATGCGATTCATCAGCAACAGCAGCTTTAAATTCTTCAACGCTACCCTCCCAATCTTGCTTGATGATTTCATCTTCTATATTATAAGTCATTATACGTGTGACGTTATGATATTCACGCAGTTCTACTTTCATTTATCGATAACCCTTAATAAGATTGTGTCTTCATTGATTCGACCATTTGGTGTAGCTGGTTTTGTTTTAATACCATCTAGAAGCTTAGTTAGCTGTCGCGGTGTGCATCGAGCAACTTCTGGTAGTATATCTAATGGTTTCCGTAACGTGATTGTACGAGATGTTTCTTTATCAAAGTTCTTAATAGTTGTGCCACTAATAATAAACCCTTTTGGATCAAACGTTACATATTCGGTAAGTCTACGATACTTTGTGTTGAAAACATAGAGTCGAGACTTACCAATAATCTGTACGGGTTGAATTGATACAACTTTAAAGTCGGAATCTTCTTTCTTGTATTTAATCTTTGCAACCTGTTTATCAATAGACGGAGCTTTTACGACTTTTGCTTTCCGTTGAGCTTTTGCTACAGACTTAATGCGATCTAGATCATCAAGCATAGCTTGACATTCTTTAATCCGGCGGTTGAGTTCAGGTCGTTTCAAATGAGAATAGCCCTCGACGGCTTGTTCACAACGCTTATGGTAAGCATCTTCATAATCTAACAACCATCCCTCAACCACCTGACGAACAGGAAGAGTGGCAGAACCACTCAACCCATGTTTACGAAATAATCCATAAACATCAATAGAGGCTTTTTCACCATCAATCCACTGATCTTCGAGATCTAAAAGATCTTGCATGATAGTGTTACTGATTTTATTCTGCAAGCGTTGCTGAGGAGAGAGGGTGACAACTTTATCGCTGTCATGCTTCGCTTGCAGTTTTTCATAATGTAAAGCTTTTCCTGTTTCAACAAGATTAGCCAGCCTCTTATCAGCAGCACTTTTCCAGTACGCTGATTTATCGGATTCTTCTAATCCGCTATTATACCAGAAGCAAGTAGCTGCTATAGCATAGCTAGATAGAAGTTTCCAATCCGAATTAGCAAGAATAAATTGAGAATCTTTCTTGCTAAAATTCTTTTTTACATAAGTTTTGATTTGATCAAGTGCTTGTTTCTTTTCGACTTGATTTTGAAAATAGTACTGTACTTCATCAAAGCCTTTTTCAATTGGTGCAGCATTTACACCAACGCGGCGTGTAGCACGTACAGTTTTCTTTTTAGTACTTTTAGGTATAGCCATGATGTCTCTCCTCATCAATAAAAATAATATAGCGAGTCTTTCTTTGAGGGCGCTCTCTTCCCACCTGCGTCTTAATTTTTATGAGGTTACAGGCTTAACCACGTTTATACTCGTTCCTCAATTGTTAGATCTATTCTACCATAGTTTTCAGCAAATGTACACCATAAAATGCACTTTTTACATTTTTTTTTCATTAACACCTTCTGGTGTGCATTCATAGATAAGTGATGTATAGTTTATCTCTCAATTTAATCTAATGTAGTATCAGACCCAGGACTTTGTGTACACATTTGAGTTCTAGGACAATGGAAATACTTATCCATAGATACAGTAAGATCACCTTGTCCTGTTGCTCCTCTTTCATATATACACATACGTTCATCTGTTTCAGGATCAACATACTGTCGTTTTAACCTACAGTTAATTGTATTAGTAGTAGTTGGTGGGACTGCCTTACGTCTACACTCCATAGGATCTAGGCCTAATATTGTTTGTGGCCATCGTAATGGATTTGTATTCCACAGAGTACAATGAGTTTTATCTTCACTACCAGTATACATACGACCTTCGGCATATGCAGTTGATGAAAATAATGAGAATATAATTATAAGATATTTTAACAATTATAAACTTTCGTAGACATCCCAAATTTGCATTCCAATTAAAAGGAGACCAGTGATCACCATCCAGAAATTACCATTAGCTAAAATAAGATTAGCAATTCCAATTACACTAGGAGCCCAAAATATAAGTTTTTTCATTTACGAATCCTTTTTCTCATAGAATATATGATTACCAATTACAGCATATTCTCTTTTTTCTGATGCCCAATCTGGTTCAACATAGTCTGCATGATACCAAAGAGAATCTCCGACTAAATTATCAACGCTATTATTTAATACACCACTAGCTATAAGCAATGAAGTTTCCCATGCCATTTTATCGATAGGCTCATCAGACTTTCCATCACAATACCAACTAAATTGGCATAGATTTTTTATCGGAATGCGTTTATTTGGATCTGCCCAAGACTTTCGGTGGTGTCCTTGATAAACAACATCGCATACTTTATCTGGAAAGTGAGGAGATTCAACTCTATTCATTACAACTTGAGACACCGCTATCATACCACGAATATCTTGATCTCTTGCTTCGTGGTATGCATTCAATGCTAAACAAACAATAGCTTCGGCAATCATTAGCCTCTCCTCATTTTTGCGTATATTTCTGGGTTATCTCCTCTACCAACCGGCACTGTGTTTGACTTGTGGAGTGTGGCAAGACCAATGATGTATTCTCCCGAATACTCATTTGCATTTGCTTTTCCCTGGATAGGTGTAATGATGTCCGACGTCGGGACGCTGTCACATGCCGTTGAATAGTTCGGAATACTCTTGCCATTTGATTTTTTCTGGTTTTTAAGTTGAGATGGATGCACACCGTTTTTCATAAGCCATGCATCATGTTTAGCTTGAACTTCCTGCCAGCCAGCTTTACGCCTTTGCTTACGCTTTCTATTATTTATAGAAGAAAGACCTCTTACGAGATGCATTGTCATTTGTAATACCTTTCATAAAGATACTCGATTTTAGGTAATTCGGGATGCTTATGAATCCACAAACCGGTGTCGGGCTGAAAATGCTTTTTAAAGAAGTTGTTCATTTTACGATTAGTCGTCTTAAAAGACGTATCTATTCGTAAAGCCAACTCATCAAAATCAGCATCACTCATAATAGGATTATCTTTGATCTCGTATGCATATGCTGCAACCGAGAGTTTGATCCTATTACGAGTTTCACTGCAGAACTCAACCATTAGTTCCAGCCTTCTTCAGACTCATAAGAAGTTTGATCAGCTAAACGCTCACCATAATGCTCGGCAAGATACTTTTCGCCATCGGTATATTGATTATGATTTTCATCCATCTTATCAATCATATCATCGAACTTTTTACGCTCAGGCTTATCTACCTCATCAACATATTTACGAACACGAGCTGCACTAGCAGCTAACCGAGCGCGTCTTGCTTTAATCTTAGCAAACCTTTCGGAAGCTTCGCGAATAGCAATCATACGCTCTTCTTGAGTAGAATTTTTTGTAATTACATAATTTGACATTTGTAGCTCCTCAGCTTTTTTCATTTTACTAGTATATTCTACCACAAAAATGCTGCAATGTAAAGGAAAAAGTGCATTTTATTTTCCTTTTAAAACAACTACTTGTGTTTTTTTTTCTCTAACCCCAATCTTTACGATCTTCTTCGTTGTCATAACCGTATTTGTATTCAGCGATCTGCTCGTCAGACATTAATTCTTCTGTAATTTTAGCACCTTCACCAGTCCCATCTGGATACCAATGAGGACAAAATGCTCGACCATAATAACGATCAGCTGAACCGCGATCTTGAGGTGAACCGTGTTTAGGAAGAATTGGTGATTCAATAGTTACAATAGCCATTATGCTGCCTCAGAAGGTTGTGAGAAATTTATGTAGACCATATTGAGGTCATCCATAGTCTTGCAATCTTGCAAGAGAAACCGAGCATATGACTTAGACGTCACACATCCAATGTAGTCATACAAAGCATAATATTCCATTTGGAAATCGAACTGCTCAGCAGTAAAGATGCCCTGGTCATTCCAGTGCTTGGCGTCTTCAGACAACAACCCGATAAATGTACCCGGGTTCTCAGCCATTTCACGGCGAGACTCTTCGTTACGGGCTTTAATATGTGTAATAAGATCAATCATGATTTAGCTCCTTTTCCATTTTATAGATCTATTATACACTATTTCTTTTGATTTGTAAACAAAAAAATGCACTAAAATATAGTGCATTTTCAATAACTTACGTTTTTTTATTTAATAGGGATTACCAAGACCATCGATTCCACTAATAACACGAGGTGCTTTTTCTAACTCTTCGTTTAACTGATCAATGCGCTTGTATGATTCTTGTAACTGTCCTTGTAATTCTTTTATGTTATTCTCTAGTATTTCTATGTAGCCTTCTTTGTTTAAAAGTTCACGCCGATAAAGTTCAGTTTCTGATTGCTGATGATCTTGGAATTTTGCCATTGTTTTAATAACACCTCTTGTAGTTCATACGCTTCTTTTTCCCACGGTAAATTCACGTATTCTTCATGACTGCTGTAGAAATTACACTCAGTAAAGAATTCCTTATAGACTAATTGCTTTACATGTACCATTTCATGGAATATAGTGGTCGTAAAATCATCGCCAAGACCTAATTTTTTATCAACGTCAATTTGAAATTCTCTGATCCCCACATCTAAACAAGTACCGTGATAACCAGTTAATTTCTTCAGACTAATATTTACTTCGCATTTTCTAATCCTGGGCATTAAGGATTTCCATACAAATGTAGCACAATCAAATGCTACTTCTCTTTGTCTTTTGCTTCCACCTTCTACGAAAATCATAAGATAAGCACTTTCTATTGAATTTTCATTATATAATATTATATAACAGTTTTAACGGAAAGTAAACAAAAAAAAAATGATATATTAGTTATGCTTCCGAGACATTCATATTCGGTCGACCGTCAGGTGTTAAAATTGGCTTCGGCTTGATTACTGGTTTTTTTTCATACACTCGAGCTTCAACGTTATCACCGTGTTCAACTTTAAACGCGTCATGGATATGGTGTAAAATAAACTTAGTGTTTGGAAATTCTTTCCACATTTCTGTCCATATTGGTCTCCAGAAATGAGCTAACCTATTTGTGTTTGTGTTTCCTCTATCCGAAGTAAGAACAAGATCTGAAAAACTACGTAAGTTAAAATCAAAAATAGAGTCAAATCCATACATATGGACTTCATCGGCTTTTAATTTATTCGCGCAATAATGCACAGCCATATGGCCGCAATTAAAATTAGTGTATCCCAAACCTATATTTCCATCTGGCGGAACAGCATATTTCGGTAATGCTGTATAGAATTCTTTTACTTGCTGGGCATGCGTCATATAAAACGTTGGGTGGTCTTCCATCCATTTTTTTGGACGAAAGCCAAGAAGCCACTGACCCGGAACACTAATTTCTTTCCTTGTCATTGCAGCCATAAATTTAAAATCAACAATTGCTGTACACCATTTATCTGGAATGTCAAACGGTGTTTGATTACAAGCAATTTTCAATCCTTTACGAGGTTCTCTTTGAAACAAACCGGCCCAATCCCCATTTCCAATAACATGCGTTACTCTAGCCATTCATCATGCTCCGTATACGATCTTTTCCTTTTTTTCCTGTCCAATGAATAATTTTTGCATTTGTTGCTGGCTGATCATCATTCTCAATTTGAAGTCTTAGCCAATTATACTCATTTGGTAATGGTTCTATATATGTCAATCTTCCGAGAGGATCGAGCATGCTCTGCAGCGTTTCTTGATCTCCGACATCTGGATTAGACTCAATTTCTTTTACCCATTTGTAAAGGATGTGAGGCTTGCCAATAAAGCCAACTACTCCTGAATTATACCATATATCTCCACCGCCTCTTCTTTGAGTCCACGGTCTGTCTTCAACCATGCCTAATCTACCTTCGACAAGCTTATCAAATATATCTTCTATATTGCCTTTAACTTCGCAATCAGTGTCAAGCCAAACAGTTTTCTTTGCAGGGCAGTGCATCATTGACTTTGGCTTTTTGAACCAGCCTTTTTCTTTTACTTTTGTCATAGTAATAATTGCATGTACATGTGGTTTAACACTAGCAAGATCATTGACTCCGAAGTCTGCAAAGATAAGAGGCGCGGTGTTATATTTCTTATAGTTTTCGAAAAACCAAGGGAGCATCCACTCTTGAGTATGATCACAACCAGTAAGAAATGCTCTATTAAATAATTTTGTATTGCTCATTATAATTATGCTTTGCTAAGCATCCCGTTTCATTTTGAATGGTTGTAAAACTATCGTTTGCTTCACATGCCCATGGATAGTATTCCTGAAGCCATGGAAAATTGTCGAGGCACATAAAGATATCAGTAGGACCACCGTGAGTTTTTGCCTTTTTGATTAATTCTTTTGCTCCGTATGGATTGACAATATATCCATGAGCACCTCCAAAATATTTCTTTTGGATTAGTCCATCAACTCCGAGTTTCATTGGAGTGTTAAATTTTCCATATGAAGGTTTAGAAAATGTCATGACACCCTTAAACGGTGAATTCACTGGAACTTCACCAGTCACAATAGCATCATGTTCAAAGATAACAATATTTTTATTGAGTTTTACAGATCTTTCCCATAAAGCATGATGTGATAAAAATGCTGACATACAATTTTCTGGACGAGAATACTTTTCATGAAAGAAAGAAGGTTGAATACCCTTTGTATGTAAAATTAAATGAGGATTATCCTTTGGAGTTGTGGCAGCGTGATGTTCTACATGTAATCCGTATTTCTTTGCAGATTTCATGCACCGCGTTGCCGCTTGTACTGACTTATCGTTATCCATAATTGTAATTACAAAAGCTTCTGAATTCATCTCGTTGTAGTACTTTCTATTCCTTGGATTCCGGTGTAATAATGTTTTGTTTGTCCTAATTTAGGAACTAACTGCCTACACATTAAGGCATCATTTGGCCAACAACCATGTTCTTTTGTCAAATTAATCATATGTTGTGCACCTTCTGGTTTAATATAATAGCTAGAATTACCAGCAATACCTTGTGGGATATTATGATTATCAATTTCTGGTGCTCTCACTATATCATTTGTTGATTCTTGAACTACTCTGTCATAGCCACTTGCTAAACGAGTAGCACGTATAGGAGTATTTAGGCCTATAATATTGTAGCGAGATTCTTCAAATTTTTCGATAGGTAAATTCTCATTTGAAAAATAAAGTGCATCATGTTCATTAATGATCATGTGTTCATCGTGCTTTACACATCTTTCCCATAGCATATAGTGAGAAAGAAAACAGCCTATTCTCTTTTTGGGCTCTGCTGTGGGATATGCAGTCATGATTAAGCCAGATTTAAAATCAAATTGTTGTCCTTCCCAAGGCCAAGTCCATTTTAATTTATACTTCTTCATTAACCGATCTACTTGATCAGGCACGACTGCGTCAAATATTACAGGCTTAATAATCGGTGGCATCGAAAGAATCAATCGATCAGCAGCACGACTAGATTGTTGGTTATCTTTCATTCTTATAACATAAGCGTTAATCATTTAAAATCCTAAGTACCGTTCATGGTGTTTATTTATTTCCATACTAATATCTTTCCGCATAAAAACAACATCCATTTGGTTGACGATATTCTTTCTCATTGCGATATGGTGAATTCCAGTAGGCACAAACCCGTATTCATAAAATGTGCTAATATAGTCACTGAATAATGGTGCACCTTCATTGTATTGCATAATCCCAACTTCACATATTACACCATAAGCATTTTTAAATGTTTCTTCACCACCGCGTAGAATATCTAATTCTGATCCTTGCGTGTCCATCTTGATAAATTGTGGTAGTGGTAAATTATTCTCTTTTACTAAACTGTCAAGTGTTTTTGTTTTTAGTTCAATTGAATTGCCTTGACTATAGTTTGGTGTTAATTCTTTATAATATCCATTTCCAGTATTTTCTTTTCCGGGATTAGCGGTATAGTAAGTAACTATTTTGTTATCTTCATATGAAAGAACAGCGTTAAAAAATGTTTGATTTTCTGTACTTGGTAATTGGATTTGAGGATTTGCTTCAAACATATAAAAATGCGAATGAGGTGGAAACAAATTGGAATGCGCGAATTTCCAACGGCCATCATTAGCACCGATATCGTATACATTTGTTATTTCATAATTATTTTTATTCAGTTGCTTGAGGACAACATCAAGCTTGCGATCCATGTTTTCAGCCATTATACGTCTTCTATAATTCCTGCATCTACCAAATCAACATATGTTTCTTCTCTTGACTTGGGTTTATGCCTAATGTGAATCATATTGGCGCTTTCGAGATTCGGTAGATAACTGCTATAATCCCATTTTTCGTCTAGATATGTATCCAATTTAAACTTTGCTTTAACACACATAACATGAAACATTCCTTCATCTACGTATGGTCTAGGACTAATCTGCTCAAAGACTTTACGCATAGCTGGATTGATTTGTTTACGCATTAGTTGCCTAAACTCTCGAGGCATTACATAAATTGCACCGGACCACAATGGGTAATCTTCATTTCCTAGTCTCGGGAATTCACGAATAAAAGCCGGCAACTGAGTTAAACGATGTACATCATCAAATGATGCAATTCCTTCTGCTTCAAATACATTTTCAGTACAAGAAGTTGTAATAAATTTATCTGTGTCAAGAACAACAACAGTATCATATTCATCATACTCTTCGTTAATGCCAGCGCACTTTTGGCATTGACCACGTAGACCTCTTTGGAACGGTTCACCGTCTAAAAGTTTATATTCGGCACCAAGAGATTCTGCATATCGACTAATATTCTTTACACTTTTTTCTACGATAAAAGGTAAACCATTACGCTCTTTCATTTCTTGAATGACTGTTGGTCTAAATGGATGAAAGTGCTGCAATATAATATTTTTCATTTTATTTGATTCTTTCTTCGGCCACAATAATGAATAAGCGTTGCTTCGGGGTGCGCTTCCTCTGGTAAATCGCAAAATCTATCGTGAGGAATTTGTAATTTATTTTTGTTTTCTAGAGCTTTACTTTTTACAATACAATAGTGCATAATGATCTCATCATTTGGTGGTAAACCATCACTTGACATACTATTATGTATTACTGTGCTATCAAAGGCAGATCGCAGCGCTATACGCTCGTCTCGAGTAAACTTAAGACAATTACCAAAGAACATTGGCTCACCTTGAGTATAGAGCTTAGGCCATTTACGACCATTCTTACTTCCAGATACTTCTTTCATTCCTACTTTATGTAATCTACCAACACCTTCATAATTAAAGATATTGTCAAAATTTTCAGTAAAAAGCATGTCCATATCTAATATTAAGACTGTATCATATTCATCATATTTTTCATTCAATACAAACATTTTTTGAATTACAAGCCAGGGTTTGCTGTTAGTATTAGGAAACCAATCACCCATAGGAAATCCTTGAAGCAATTCGTAATCTGCTCCAACTCTTCGAGCATATTCTTCAATGCTATATTTGCATGTTTTAGCCCATGGTTGAAGTCGACCATTCCAATGTTGTAAGATAATATTTTTCATTAGTTTAAATCGCCGATATTATTAAACATGTTTGGATCTAAATCTTCGTATACTTTACCGAACAATCCCATATTTCCTTCAACATATCTATCGAAAAAATTTGTACCCCACTTTTCATGTAAATTTTCTTTTAAGCTCTTTTCAAGTTCACTCACATCTTCTTTCATTTTCTCGCCATGAAATTCAATATATATTTTATTGATTAAGTCACTACACTTGTTTTTAAGCATAATAGGAAGAATGTCATATTCGCTCCCTTCGATATCCATTGTTAGGATAACGTAATCATCTTCATTGATATTATCATTGAGCCACTTACAAATATCAATGGATTCCATGTCTATCGTATCATTTGTGAGGCCTCTTTTTTTATCTTTTCTTACGCTACCAGATAAAGTATTTTTTCCAACATTAAAAGAAACAATACCATCATATGTTCCTGCACATGCTTTAATATGAGTAATGTTTGGAACTTGTTCTTGAACTTTTTCGATATGTTTAAAGCATCTTTCTTCCGGTTCAAAGGCGTATATAACAAAATCTTCAGAATAAATTTTGGATTTCTGAAGAGTAAGAAACTCACCACCTTTGTTCGAACCTAGACTTACGTAAACTTTCCTGCTCATAAATTCCACTCATTAACTGGAAGATTTACAATACGATTGATTTTTTCTTCATCGAAGTTGTCAGCACCATTCAGTTGTATGTGGACAAAGTTACAATTTTCTTTTCTTAAATCAATGACTGGCCGGGGTTGAGATTTTACGCCCGGATCGTAGTGAACAGAACTATTCCATTTGTATGGCATAGTTTTCCAATCAAACTCGCAAACTTCGAGCATTGCATGAATATATGGTTGATCACATGTATAAAATGACGGCAAATTGAATGCTTTTGTAAATTTGACATATTTTTCAAAGGGATAGAATTTTTCTCTTGCTTTTTTCATACCATCCTTTGACCATAGAATCATGCCAGAATTGTATACCCTTGGTAGTCCAGATGTTGTGCGAGGCATTGTAACTGGCCACTTTTTCTCAACAAGACCAACCCACTTTTCATCATTTGCATTATTGATACCACCACCGATAGTGTGTCTTTTTCGAGCTAGTGGTGCGTTTACTTCTTCGCAAATACCAATTTCATAATCCTTAATGCTTTCAAATATATTTTCTCCGCAATCATCTCGAGGAACTAGATCACAGTCGGCATACATGACATTATCATAATCTTCGTATGCATATACTGGCTTAAACTTTCCGTAGTTAGCTGTATAAGAACCTAGATCAGTTCTCCATTTTGGATTATGCTCGTATACATATTCAGCGCCAATCTTATCTGCGTACTTTTCCATAGCTTCGATACCGGCTAGATTACCAGATCTTTCGTCGCCATCCCAGCACTGATAAATTAAATTTTTCATTTTTTATAAAACCAATCTATATTTGTTTTTTCAAATTTCTTAAAGCCCAGCCGAGATAAGATATTTGTTATTTTCGAATCTATTACATCATCTGCTTCAATTTGCAATATCGGAGAATTATTCTTTAATGTTTCTATCATACCTTCTAAAACTGGAGCGGTGTACATTTCAACATCAATTTTAATAAAATCTACATTACTAAATTTATAGCTATCTATAGCTTTGCTAATAACTTCTTTAGGTTCTACTACTCCGAATCTCTTACCTTCGCCCCACCTACTTTTGATTAAAGACAATGTATCATCATGAACAACTACATTAGATTCTGAATTTTTACTATTTTCATATATTTGTACTTTACCATCTGTATTTGATGCTGCTACATTGAATGGAATAATATTTTTAAAATCCTTTGTGTTTTCTTCTAATAGATCATATAGGTATGAAATTGGTTCAAAGGAGTATACTGTATCAAATATTTTAGAATATTTAATTGCTGTTGCTCCTATATGAGCTCCAATATCTAAACATACTCGAGTATCTGTCAAATGCGGTGTTATTATTTTTAGCTCTTTTACACCTTTACTCTCGGCCCATTCTTTACGATATTGGTTATGCGAAGGAAGTTTCATTATTTTACCACTTCGGAGAAGTTAAAATATTCTCAGATTTTAAATTATGGGAATACGTATTAGCAATAAAGTGTACATCATTAACTAAACCAACGTTGAGTTT